AAGTTCTTGACTTTGGCAAGAGCATCAACAACAGAGTTCAATGCCATTCCCATGATCCAAATTGCTACTGAACCTAGAATTATCAACGGGGACAAGAATGCAAAAACTGTCATTTGATATGCTAATATGGTAAGAGCGCCAACTAGAATGAACAATGACATAGCATCAAAGTTCTTGACTTTGGCGAGAGCATCAATAACAGAGTTCAATGCCATTCCCATGATCCAAATTGCTACTGAACCTAGAATTATCAATGGTGACATGAAAGCAAAAATTGACATTTGATATGCTAATATGGTAAGAGCACCAATTAAAACAAATATTGATTTAGCATCAAATTTCTTGACTTTGGCTAGAGCATTGACAACAGAGTTTAGTGCCAACCCCATTATGAATATTGCTACTGAACCTAGAATTATCAATGGTGACATGAAAGCAAATATAACCATCTGCCATGCTATTGACCACAGAGCTCCTATTAGAGTATCTATTGAAGCAGCATCAAAATTCTTCACATTAGAAAGTGCTAATACCACTGTCACCAAACCAATTCCCATTATGAGTATTGCAAATGAACCTAGAATTATAAGAGGTGTCAGTAAAGCAATACTAGCAACTGAAAGAGCTAATCTCCAAATGGCAGAAGCTAATATTTCGATGGAACCAGCATCAAATCCTTTCACTTTCGATAATGGTTCTACAATCGAAGATAATCCAAGTCCCAAAACACCAATAGCTATGGAACCCAATAGTATAAGAGGTGTTAGGGGAGCGAGTAAGGCTACCGAGATTGCCACTATATACAAACCTTCGACAAAGGAAATCAAAGCATCAATCTTAACTCCTTTAATTGCCTGCATAGCAAGTCCAATTGGTAAGAGAGCAACACCCAGTAAAGCAATTACTCCCGCTCCCATAGAAACTAAAATTGCTACCGCAGGAATACCCAACAAAGCAACTATTCCAGCTAACATGACCACACCCAAAGCAAAAGCGATCACAGAAAGAATACTGAGTCCTCTTGTGAACTGAATTGCAAAAGCAATTGGTAAGAGAGCAAAACCTAGTATAGCAACAGCAATACTTCCTTTATATAATGCAGTTTGCATTTTACCCATCTTCGCCACAATTTCACCTAAAAGATATACTCCTAAAGCAAAAGCAATGATCGAAGTTATTGACAATCCTTTAAGAAACTGCACAGTAAATGCAAATGGTAGTAGAGCAAGCCCCATTATTGCAGCTGCTATACTACCTTTTATTATTTTACCTTTCTTGTCGCCTATTTGTTCTAAAATATAAGCAAATCCTATTAATGCTATTCCTGCTTTTATTAGAGATCCCCATTCAACAGAATTGAATTTTATCAATGCCGTTGCAATGAAGTTCAGGGCAGCTCCTAGGATAAACATTCCAACGGTTCCTTTTACAATATCATCATTGCTGTCCTTTAGCATTTTAGTCATTCTAATCAATGCATATATGGAAACCAATCCTACAGCAACTCCACTCCAAGAAACTTTACTAAAGTTCATGAAAGCTTTGGATATCAAAAGAACAGATGTTGCTAATAGTGCTAAAGTAAGAGCTCCCTTTAGTGCTTTGTTAGATCCTAGTTGTTTGAGCGTATCCGAAAGTCCTTTGAGAAATCCACCAGATTTGCCTACGGTTTTTTCAGCTCCAGATGCTTTAGGGAGAGAGGGTGCTGATTTTGGTTTTATTTTAGAAACAACACTGCCTCCCAAAGTTGAAGAAGCTTTATCCTTTCCACCAAAAACTTTTCCAGCTTTGCCTAGAGCCCCACCCAATTTGCCCTTTATTGTCTTTGATGTGTCGGAAGCGAGGGACTTCATGGATCCCTGCAAGCCACCAAACATCTTAGTCAATCCACCCTTTAGATTACCAAATACACTTTTTAGGCCTCCAGTGAGGTTCTTTCCAAAATTTTTCATTAATTTGGGAGCATCAATGCCAATTTTCTTCAAACCATCACTAACCTTTGATGCAGCAGAACTCAGAGTGTTCACCGCTCCTACTACTTTACCCCATCCGATTGTTGCTAGATTTATGAGAGTAGCAAGAACCATCAAAGATGTTATGGTTACTACTAGTAGAGAAATTACTCCAGCTAAAATATTTCCACTCGCAAACATATGGAAAATAGACTTCACTACTCCCACCAAACCAACAACAAGTAGTTTCATCACCATGATTAAACCTGCCACTAGTAAGTTCACTATCAAAGAAACAACTTTTGCTATTCTTGATGGGGTTATTATTCCCCTCTTTAACATGAAACCAAATAGAACTAGAGCAGCAATTAGTTTTGTTATCCAGTGAGTAGAAGCTTTTCTGAAGCCGTCTTTCATTCCCTCTATGGTTTTACTCATATTTTCAAGGAAATCACCAAACATTCCTTTTTGTTTTTGCTCATCAAGTTTTTCTACTCTAGATTTTCCTTCTTTTACTGCATCGGCAGATGCTTTCATTTGTTTAATTATTCGTTCTTTATCATCTTTCGTGACTTCTGCCCCAGCAGCAATGGACTCCATCATTCTATCATATTCTTCTTTTGCAAATTTATGATTTTGCTCAAGAATTTTCTGTTCTTTCTTCAAGGTTTTAGATTCTTCAAGAGCTGCAAAATAAGACATATTTGCAGCTTCTCCAAATTTTGCCATTCTAAAGTCAGCGTTCAAAGCTATTTCATTAGCTTGTTGAATGATTGGATCCATTCCACGAATAACAGCATCACCAAAAGCACTTGGTCCTTCTTGTGCTTTACTTATGGCAATTTCTCGCTCATTTAGAGCATTCATTTTACTGAATATTGCTTTTCTTTCGGCTTCTATAGCTTCTTTAGCATATTCACCACTTTTTTGTTTTTCTGAGAGAGCGTCCAAAGAATCTATTACATCAGCTCTTTCGGATTTTATGGAAGCTCTCTCCATCTCTATGGATTTTCTTCTATCTTCGGATGCTTGAACCCAAAAAGTTTTATTTGCGGTAGAGAATTCACTTGTTATGCTATCTCCAATTGAAACATCGTTAGAATGTGAAGCCTGCATAGCTATCACAGTTCTTTCATAATCCAAATTGTTTTTAAACTCTTTGGTTATTTCTTTGATTCCTGCGATCCACTTATCAGCTACTTTTTGAAGTATAGCTGCCTGACCATCTTTTGAAGATTCTATAGCTTTCAGGGCATCAATCGCAGCATATTTTTGCTTTTCAGTTTCTATCAGGTTGGATTTTAGACTTTGCTGTTCGGTGAGAAGATTTCTCTTTTCACTAGCAATAGTTTCCTGTTCTGCTGCAACTTCAGCTAAAAGTGCTTGTTTTCTTGTTAGAACTTCTTCGCTACCAGAGAGAATCTGAATTTTTTCAATACTCGCTCTTCTTTCATTTAAAGCTTCTTCTCTTGAAGACAATTCACTAGATCTTGATTCTATTTCACTCAATCTTGCTTGTGAACTTTCCATATTCTTCGAAGAATTGGAAATCATATCCAATGTCAAAGTTTCGACATTTTTGATGTCAGTGAAACTCTTCATCACATTGTCAGACAACTTTGCGGTTTCGGAAGAACCTAAAATACCTACATCCATCATATCCGTTTGCAATTTGAAAGTTCCACCTTCAAAAGCACCGGCTCCAGTATTCTTGGTTATTTGGGAGATTAATTTTTCAAACCTAGATAGTTTTTCCACAACCGGATCATTTGGAGGTTGTTTTACTGTGATTTCAGTTTCGTTACTTGATGTGGCAATATCACCAAAGAGTTGAGCAGACTTATTCAATTCTTCAATAAAATCATTAAACTCTGGACCCAGATTCATTTTCTTAACAGCATCTAAAATTTTAAGAGAAGAATTCTTTAAATCGAGAGTTCCCCCCTTGAGTTGTTCAACTGTCTTACCAGCTGCTTCAGCGAGTCCAGCTACATCAGAACCTTTCTTTATATTCGCTGCTAATAGCCTTCTAGCTTCTCTGATTGCTTTTATAGCTTCTTTTGCTTCTTCTTCAGTTTTAGGCTCAGGAGTAGATGCAGATATGCCTTCTGTAATCGCCTCCATTATAGCTTTAGCTGTAAAACTAGAATATTTTTTGGTTTCTGGGGTTTCTTCCATTTTTTACCCTGAATATCTACAGATAGACCAGAAGGCAAATATTCCTATTTGCCTTCTATAGTCATCTTTTATTTATATTATCTTTTCACCTTCTCGGAACACTGGGCATCCTTGGCATACTAGGTTTCGAGAAACTAGTGGAAGAATTCTGTCTTCGTTGTCTTTCGTTTTCTTCCTTGATCCATTCTCTGAGAAGAATTATGTATATTTCTCTTTCCCAAGGAATAAGATCTTCCATTTCAGTCAAGGAAAAGTTGTGATCCTTCATTAGACTGAACATCAAACGAAAATAATGTTCAATGTCCAGATAAAGGAACATTATGTGAAAAAATCGGAGATTCCTTGAAGTTTCTTCTCCATCACCTGTCCACATGGACATTCAACCTTGAGATCATATACCAATCTGGGCATTCTTTCGAAGAACTCATTGAGTTTCTTGAGGTGTTCTTGAGTCAAAGACTCCACAAAATCGTCAATTTCTCTCTTTGAAAAATCCTTCGCTTGATAGACCTGCTTCTCGTCATAGATGGTCAATATGCATTTTGGAATCATTTCCAATGCCATGAGTGGGTCATCCGTACCAGCTTCCCCTCTTGGATTCACCTCCAACAGAGACTTGAACGGTGGGTACATCATTTCCACACCGATATCTGAAGTCAACATGATTTTCTCACTCTTTCCATATCCACTATTCTCGACGCGAACTTTATTCAAGTCAACTCTAGTCTTGATGGTGGGAGAACCTTCGCAATCTTCACAGACGACGTTGAAATCACTCATTTCACCAACAGACTTCATTCGAATGTGGAGAAAAAGTTGTTCAACATCGAACATGGGAAGGTCTTCAACGACAGTTCTTGGCTGTCCCTCTTGATGAATAATGCACTGATTCAAAACAGTTCTTATTGCATTTGAAATATTTTTTTGGTCCTTGGACTCGTTCGCCATGAGGAGAATTTTTTCTTCCTTGACGGTAAACGGACGATATTCAATTCTTTTTCCCGAGATCAATTCAAGATGATACTGAGGAACACCAATTTTTGGTAAAGCCATATTCTAATCTCCTTTATGGTAAATATTAACCTACACTTTGTTCCCATTGCCTACTATATCCATCGGATACTGATGGGAAATATATATCTGTAATTGTTTCAAAGTATTTATACTTAAACCCGACAGTTAATTCAAATATATTTTCCGCATTCCCATATTCGAGAGTAGTCTCTTCAACCTTATATGGATAACACTCATAAAGTTTTACAAAATACATCGGTCCATTTTGAAGAGCAACTTCTTCGTTTATAGTTGTTCCAGAAAAAGCTCTAGGAACAGAAAAGATAGTTATAGTATTGAATTTAGCATATTCATCATAATAGTTTGCATCTCTAGTAATCGGATTTACCGCCATGTTCATCCAATTTTCGATGAATCTTCTTTCATTCAAATCAGGAGAACAATAAAATTTTGCGGTTATTTCATCTGGAGCTTGAAGATTGCTTACGATTTTATTTTTTATTCCAGGCTTTATTATTTCTTCCATTATTTCCAATTCTCTTCCAGGAAGAGTTACACTATTGCACATGACTCCGATACTTCTAAGCCTTTCATTAGAAAAAAGATTTTTATCCGAAGCACCCTCATCACTGGGAAACCAAGTTCCTCTTCTATCTGTAGTTATTTTTCTAGCAAAGAAAATATCATTTACATCCATTCTCATGTAAAAGTGATTTCTAGCTATTCCCTTTTCTCTTATTCTTTGAACGAACTTTGAAAATAAATCGCTCATATTTCTCTTTTCCTTCGATTATATCTTTTTTTGTTATTTTTATTTATGTTTTTGAGGACAGCCTTATATATAACGTCTTCAGATATACCAAAATTTGAAATATTGTCCAAAACTGAAAAAATCTTGACATACTTGATGGGAACAATAGTGAAATTCGAACCTCTTGAAGACAAATATTTTCTATATATTATGTTTTGTTCATAAAAATTGCTTTTCTTCTTCATCATGTCATAATCTAAAGCTATTCTTGAGTTCATGATATTGTCCGAAGTGTAATCTCCTATTACATAACGAAATATTTTGTTGATAAATGGAATTCTTTTTGTCATGGGAAGATAATTTATATTGAATCCATGCATAACTCCACTATTCATCTCAAAAGCATACACAAAAGGATTTCGGTCGTACCTTTCGTAATATCTGTTCCCCAAAGTCTTCGGAAAATAGTCAAAGTAATAAAATCTTCCTTCTAGAAATAATGTGCTTTTTTCAGAATTCTTTAAAATTTCGCGTTTTAGATCGTCTTTCCCATTTTTTTGCATGGAAGAAACAGTAGAGTAAAACCAATTCATAGATACATCGGAAAGATACTCGATGTTTCTATCTTCAGATTCCTTTAAAATTTCCGATACTTTCATGTGGTTTTACCAAAGAGTTGTTTTTCGGTCATAATGACAAACTTCCAACCCTTTTCAATGCAAAAATTCTTTGCAGCTTTCCATTTTTCCACGTTTACCGCATAAGCCTTTATCTGTTTAGCTTTGGATATGGTCATTTTCTTGCCTTCCTCTATTACAGGAGGCTGTGTTTGTCTAAATGGTTTCACTTCCACCAAAAAGGTTTCTATTTTTCCGCTTTTTTGTCTGACTTCCATCCAAAAATCCATGAAATAGTTATGTATTTTTCCATCCAAAGGTGATCTATAGGGTATTTTCACTTCTTCTGAAGACCATCGAAGAACATTTTTATTTTCATCACAATATTTCATGAATTTTCTTTCCCACAAAGATCTGAAAATACAATTTAGATAATCTCCACGATACTTCGAGGGGTTTTTTACTTTATACTTTCCCTTGTAACTTGACATATAAATATATTTATAAAGAAGTTCTTGGGAGAATCGTATGCCACAAATAATGGACTCATCCGAATCGGAATGGCTATCAAAACTGGAATCAGTTGGTGCCTTTGACGAAACCGAAAAGGGTCTTAATTATGCTCTAAGGTCTTGGAAAGCTTGGGATACTTATATTCAAAATGTTGGATTGCTCAGTTATCCCGAGGGGTTGGGAGAAAGTGAAAAACTTAAAAATTATGTTCTTTTTGACTTTTACGACACTTCTGGACAAGCGATAAGCAAAGAAGCCTCCGCGAGTCCTCAAGGAAGAAAAAGATCAAGTGACGAAGAGGACTTGTTGGAATCTGCACAAGGTTCCGTTTCTGATGCAATTGAAGCTGCTGGCGGAGACGCTGAGGGCGCTATTTTGGAGGAAATTGGTAATGAAGTAGAATTTTACTTTGATATAGTTAATCCTCAAGTTGACCCACAAGCTCTAGCATCTGCTAATGCTGGATTTGGAATTAGATCTTTCAACTCGACTAGATTGGGCTTCGGAGCAAATGTAAACAGAATTGGTTTGTCTATTGCTCTTCCTATGCCTGCGAAAATAGATTCCAATTATGGATTCGAATATGAGGATACCGATTTTACAGGTCTTGCAAATATAGTGGCGGCTACGGATGCGATCAAACAATCTAGCGATGGAAATGTTTCAGAGGAAGGAAAGGAAGTTCTGAGAAAAATGGTTTCCATTCCAGCTGGCGTGATAGAAGAAGTAAGTAAAGTATTCAGCGAAGATCAAGAAGTGAATCTTCAATCCGCAGCAGAACTGAAACGAAGACAGGCTCCAAACCAATTCAAGGAACAAGTATTTAAAAATGTCGAAAGAAGATCCTTTTCCTTCGAATATCAGTTCAACCCCAAAAGCGAAAAAGAAGCCTTGGAGATTTACGCTATACTATACGCTTTCAAGAAGTATACACACCCCAAGAGGACAAAGGGTGGATTGTTCTTGGACTATCCAGGCCAGTTCAAAATAGCATTCTATGATAGATTGCTGACCAATGACTTTCTTTTCAGAATAGCATTGTGTGCTTGTACAAAGTGTGAAATATCTTATGGATCGGATAAAGATTTGTCTTTCTTCAGAACCATATTCACAGAGAACAACACAAACAAGGGAATTTTTGAAGATGGTTACATGTATGGAAGTCCCGCAAACCAAGTGACAATGAAATTGGAATTCACAGAACTCGAACTTCTCACAAGAGAAAGAATTCAACAGGGATATTAATATGTATTTTTCAAAGTTACCTAGAGTCACTTATAATTATTTGGATATCAATGAAGATATACAGAAAAAAATAGCTATAGATATAACTACCAGAGTAAAAATAGCAGAGTATATCAGTAACTATAGAAACAATTTCAACGATTATACAATAAAAGATGGAGAAAGACCTGATACTTTGGCCGATAAACTATACGACAAATCCGATTTGCATTGGATTTTCTTCATAACCAACAACATGATAAATCCTTATGAATCATGGCCTAGATCCAGTAGAGAATTGAAATCTTTCATTGACGAAAAATACTCGGGGTTCAGTTTGTTTGTTCCAGATATTTGGAAACCAAGATTGAATTTGGACAATGAATACGAATACTCAATTGCATATACCTCTTTGGATAATATAGAGGATTACAATCTAGGATTCTTTAAAGAATCTTTGACGACAAAACAACTTCTTGGAATAATGAAATCCACTAAAGTAAAGGTTTTCATAGAAAACGGAATGTACGAAGTCGATGTCAAGAAAATAAATTCCGAATTCTATGAAATTAGAGTCGAAAAGGGAAATTGGTCAACAGATCCATCCATAACAAATTCATATGTATTTTTCGAGATAGAGAACTTCGGGAAGAAAATTACCGTGAGGGCGCCAATAACAAGAGCTGTTCAAGAAGGAAGATACGCAGTTCATAATTTCGAGTTGGATGGAGAATATAGAGATCCAAATCAAGCTTTCGAATCAGGATCTTTTGTCTATGGGGAAGGACCATATGGACCATATGGACATTTTATACAACCCGAAATAGATGAGTTGATTTCAGATGGTTTTTTCGTCAATGTTCAAAGAGATACCTTTGCAGATTTGTATGCAATCAAAGGAAGCGATGGTACTTATTTGAATCCTACATACTTTGTATCCAATGAAATACATGAGCAAAGAATAAACGAATCGAAAAGAAGAATAAAAGTTCCGAAACCTCCTTTGGTTCAAGCAGTGGTAAATTCACTTGAAGAAATATTCAAGAAAACAAACGTAATAGGTTCCCTCTAATATGGCTGACATTTTAAAAGACACCTTAAGTAGCGTAAATGATGTTCAGATTCTAAAGCTACAAATACAAAACCATGCTGGTGTGAAGGTAGATTGCACCGAGATGTGGATAGACATAGAAATATACGAGAGCATACACAACAATGTTTTGACAGGTTCAGTGACAATACACGATACGGTGAATTTGATTAGAAACACGCCAATAATAGGTAAAGAAAAGGTATATATTACATTTAAAACTCCTTCGGTGGATTCGACCGTTAAAAGATTTTCCGTATATGACATGTCAGTGAAAGAAAGAATTCCTGGAAAACAAGATGCTATCTTCACGTTGCAATTTGCATCTACGCAATATGAACTGGATTACAATAGAAGGATTTCAAAAAGCTTTACGAATACGAAACTTTCTACAGTAGCCAAAAAAGTTTTTGATAATTTTTTGGTGGATAAAGATGACGATGGCAGTGTTCCAGAAAGTAGTTTCAAGGTAACTGAAGACACAGGAAAACCAACTAACATTGTCATACCCAATTGGACTCCATTTCAAACTCTCAATTGGCTCGCAGAAAAATGTGATTATTACGAAAATTATGATTACATGTTTTTTGAAACATTGGACAATTTCTACTTCACCCCTCTTTCGTTGTTGAAAACGAAACCAGCAGTTGCAACATACAAATATACTTCAGAAGCAATAAAAGAAGACTCTCTTAGAAATGTAAACGAGGAGATGAAAAAAATTGTGACATATTCTGAAGTCCAAAATGGGTGCAAAAAAGCAGAAATGGAAATGGAGGGAACATTTACTTCATTGGGTGTGACATATGACATGACGTACAAGAAAATCAACTACAATTTATTTTCCTATATTCAAGATTTTCAAAATAGCAACACTGGAAGATTGTCCACACAACCGATGGTTCCCCTTACAACTGTCCAAAAAATCGCACCTCAAGTGAAAATGATATACAGACAAAAAAATTCGTACAATCACAACGACATTGAAACACAATATAATGTTTTGAGTTGTCAAAAAAGATTTTCTCATCTATTGAGAAACAACGCAAAAGTTTTGAAATTGGAGATAGCAGGAGATTCGAGAAGAAGAGTTGGACAGGTTATAAATGTCAACATAATTTCTGCTGAGTTCCTTCGAACAAAAGATGACTCTTCAATTCTAGACGGACATTTATCAGGAAGATATCTCATAACAGCTGTTGGCCACCACATTGGAAAAAATGATGGCTACCACATGGGGTTGGAAGTGGTTAGAGATTCTTTCGAAGAAGCATATCCAGACACCGTGAATGTAGGTAATTGATCATGGAAGAAAACAAACAAGATTACTATCCCGAGTTCATATGGTGGCATGGATTTGTCGAAGATGTGGATGATCCCCTGAAACTTGGTAGGTGTAGAGTTCGAATTTTTGGAATAAACACCGCAACCAAAGCAGATATACCTACTTCTTCTCTTCCTTGGGCTCCTGTGATGATGTCTTCCCATAGCGCAAGTGTTTCCGGTGTTGGTATCTCCCCAACAGGAATATTACCCGGCACTTGGGTAGTTGGGTTTTTTAGAGATGGTTCAGAGTGTCAACAACCCATGATATTGGGAACTTATCACGGAATAAACGATCAAACAGAAGCTATTCCAAGTGCCGGATTCAACGATCCATCTGGAAAAATGCCTAGAAAGGGTTATGCTAAAGAGCCCGAT